TCGAATGGTGGGCGTGACAGGGATTGAACCTGTGACCCCTACGATGTCAACGACTTTCCCCATGCGGAAACGCCGTACCTACGGGGAAGGGAGAGCTTAATATTTTCCATTTACGCACCTACATTCACTTTATGTTCTCTTTCGCAGGTTCACCTGTGACAGGGGGAACTACGTATAATCCCATCTCCAGTGCTTCAGCAGCTTTCCGCAGATGATCCGGCGAATATTTAGCATAAACTCGCCGCGTGATGTTGGCATTTTTATGCCCCAGATATTGAGCTATTTCCTCCATTGGAACCCCGGCCTCAGCCATCCAGACAGCGGACGTATGTCGAAAGACGTGGGCCGATATACCTTCAAGGCCCGCTTTCTCTGCCGCCGTGGCAATTCCCTTCTTCAGGCTTTTCACCGGCTGGCCAGCCCATTCCACCACATAATCCGTCATGGCACCGTCTCGCGCGTCTTTCAGGGCGGCAAAGAGTGTTGCATTGATCGGGACGATTGCGCGCCCCTTTCTGCGAACCGTGTCATTCGGATCGCGAAGATGAATAAGCCGTCTGGTCATATCCACACGATCCCATGTCAACTCAAGAATAGCGGTTACGCGGGCCGCTGTTGCCAGCATTAGGTGAAAGGCCAGACGCAAATGCGGCGTTCGGGCCTCCTCGATCATGCGGCGCGCTTCGTCGCGTGTCATAAATCGGTCTTTGGGTTCCGGCTTTTTCGGTCGCTCTATATGAGGTGCCTTGCCAATCAGCTTGTGTTTTTCGGCCCAGACAAGAACCATCCTGAGATGACCCAGCTCGGTGTGAATTGTACCATCTGAAATTCCGCGCTTCCGACGTTCTGCAGTATGCGCACGGCAATCCTCAATCGTGATGCTTTCGCCGTCCCGACCTTCAAACCGTGCCTTCAGAGCTTTCCAGGTATGCGTCATAGTGCCAACGATGGCGTGACCGGCCTTGTCGGCTAAATAATCACGCCAAAGGTCTGACACCTTCTGGCCTTGCGTGCGCGTTACCTCTGCATAGATTGCTGGCGCAAGGAGATAAGCTTGGCGCGCGTCATCGGTTCCGAGTGAATAGCGGCGCCTCTTTCCATTCCGTTCGAACGTGAGGGCGTATTTTCCTCGTAGTCGGGTAATTCTCCATTCTGACATTCGAACCTCTCAACGTCACTAGCCTTGATGCGAAACAGTTTGCCACCCAGACGGAAAGCACCAAGCTTCCCGTCTTTGATGAGCGATCGAACATGTTTCTCTGAGCATTCCCACCGCTTGGCGAGAGTGGCAGGCGTAAACAGCGCCTCCATTATTCACCTCCATGTTGGTTTGAAAAGTGATTTGTTCTTTTTTTGTTCTCAATATAAGACAGCCAGCCTGAACAGGGAGAATTGACATGTCTCGATTTAAAACGGTCCGCAATCCGGCTCTTACCGAAGCTGAGAAGCAGCAAATCTTGTCGAGGTTGATTGCGTTGAAAGAGCTTATGAACGGCTGTACCGCCAATCTGGAGATAGGCTGCGAAGATTATAAGCTGCTTGACCACCTTGGCCGGGAAGTCATGACAGCCGGTGAAACCATCGCGAAGTCTCGGTTTTGGGGTAAGCCTGAAATGCATAAAATTGGCGGGAAGTAGCCTCATCCTCACTCCCTTTCCCGCAGTGCGGCGCGGCCTTCAAGACGATCCATGCGCGCAATGAGTTTGTCGATTTTGGCTTCTAAGCGCTCAGCGGTCGATTGTGTGCCGCCTTTGCAGTGACATTCTGCATGGTCGCCATTGATGGCGCGGTTCCAGCAACCGGGATGTAGAAAACGACCACCTGGCACGTCTGGGTCAATTATCCATCGGCAACGGCTCATTCGGAACCGCCTTTCAGGGCTAGGCGACCGGCAGTCGTCAGCGTTGCATAGTTGCCGTCTGATGTTTCAATGACCTCGACCAGACCAAGACTTTGAAAGCGCTTAACCGTTTCAACGTCGTGCTGATCGCCTTCATCGCCAAGGTATATTATGGCTAGGTCAAGACGTTCATCGCGGGTCAGCTTCATTCGCTCTGCTCCCCAAGTGCGGATGCTTTCAGCATGGCGCGCCAATAGTCGCTGTAGGTGACAAAATCAGTTACGCGGTCCTCTTTTTCAGCAGCACTAAGCATCGCCTTGCTAGGCTCCTGTAGAGCGGAGAAGATGGTGGAGATTGCGGCTTGTGCAGCGGACAAGCACAGCTTTCGTTCCACGTCATTAATCTGTTGCCAGCGAATATCGCGAAGCTGATCCAACGTGAATAGCGATCCTTCCGTTACAGGGCGGAATGGTCCGTTGATGGCCTTTGCCACCCTCTCGACAAGCGCTTCGTGTTCCTTACTCGGCATTGCTGGCCTCCTGATCGCTCTTGTGCATGTATTTTCGTACGTGGAAGCGTTGTGCGGATATTTCACGTGCCGCCTGATAGAAGCAGGCTCGTTCCTTCGGGATTGCGTGGACTTCCGCAAAATTCTCGACCATGCGCACTAGTCGGAAGATTTCCAAGTCCAGTTTGTCAGCAACAATTTGTCGGGTTGTTCGAGTGTCAGCCACGGGCCGCCTCCTTTGCGCGCAAGAGGGCGATGCAGAGGGCGATGGCTCCAGCCGAAGGGTGATCCGCCGAGTGGCCTACAATTTCGCCATCTATCGCGGTCGATATGGTGGCGTGCCAGTAGCGATGATGCACATTTTGCCCAACGCTTGGCACCCACCCCGGCAACACCCTCTCAGCCAGCGCTATAGCGGCGTCTACAGATGACGTCACATACAAGGCTGATGAAACATCACCATTCGGGAAATTATACATCCAGCACCCTTGACCGAGAGGAGCATCGGCCAGTTGCGAGAAAAACTTTCCATCGCAGAGCAGATCGTGGATTTCTTCATCCCCTTCCCTGTCAGGCGCGTCTAGCTTGGAGAGGCGGTCAACAAGAGCCATCGCAGGGCCTCCATCCGCAATTTCCGCATTGTTTTGGCGAGTAGCTGCACTGTTCATATGCGTCACCGTCCACTGTTGGTTCGTCGCAATCCGGGCACTTGCCGTTGATCTCTTCACATCGGTATTCGGTTGAAGCGCAGCACATCATGACGGCTTCCCTCCCAGCGCTGCGCGGGCTGTTGCGCCACCATCAGCATCAAGAGACGCACGAAACTTATCGCCGTCAGCCCCTATCTTCCGACAACCAGAAACCTGCTTGGCGTAGAACTCCAGCGCCTTTTCAGCCGCCGCGAGCTTGGCTTCGAGTTCCTTGTTTCGTTGCTGATGATCTTCGCGTAGTTCCGTCTCTGTCTTAACCCGCGCAGTCAGCGCCGCGTTGTCGGCTTTTATTGTTTCTATATGTTCTTCGTAAGCCTTTTGTACGTTGCCGAATTTTCGCAACGTTTCGTCCTTCGCCGCGTTGTCGGCTTCGAGCTTGCTTACTCGCTCAGCTTCAATAGCGGCCTTCTCCATCCATATGCGTTTATCCGCCCGTTCCGCCGCCAATAGCTCCACAGCCTGCGAGCGGGTGACGACAGCAACAGCTCCAGAAGCGCAAGATTTCGGGTAAAGACGACTAATCCCCAGTTGTTGGTAGTCCAAACCCATGTCGTATTCGGATGGCGCGTAGCCCACCGTCACCAACTCCTCGCACTTGCCGGTAGCATCCGGCGATACGGGAGCAACGGGGGTGGCCCAAGCTGCAATCGCCTTGTCAAAGCAATCGCTCACGTTCTGCTCTATTTCGTTCGACATGCCGTGTGCCCAATGAACACCTTCGGGCGTGTCAAACCATGCTCGCAGGAAGGCTTCTTTGCGTTCTTCACTTGCCATGACGGTCGCCTCCTGATGGGAGGGTGGCAGGAAACTGCACGGTTGCGATACACGGCATCCGGTCATCGGCTGTCATGTCTCCCCAGCGTGCCAAGCCCAAGGAAATAAGTTTGCCGACAACGGAGGGGTGCGCGCCCTGAATGCGCCACGCGCCGTATCCGAACTTCTGCTGATAAACCTTGCCATCGCAAATCAGGTGCAGCGTTTCAGTCTGTTTTGGTGTGAGCTTGCTCATGATCCCGCCACCTCCTGAGAAGGTGCAGATGGGAGAGGATCAGGTTCGTTCTCGTATGGAACCCGTTCCCCGAAAGGCTCAAGGGCCTTATCTAGATTGTATTCTTCATCTTCTGGAATAACTCCCGTATCGAACGCCTCACGCGCTGCGATGACGAGATTAATCACATCCTGCGGCAGATGTTCCCCCTCGACCTTACCGGCGTCGGCATGGTCCGGGGAGGATAGGGCGCGGATGGCGGTGGCGACATGGGAACATGCAATAGCCATCGTCTCATAATCGCGTGCTTCCTTTTTGTTGGCGGTTACATCACGCTTTTCCAGCCAAGCCGCGTTGCCCCTGTCAGCAAGCTTCGCCGCTTCCTCTAGCACAGCCGCTCTGCCAGCGGACGGCTCAAGCGCGGAGAGGATGCGAGCGGAATAATCGGCCTGCGCTGCTGCTTTGGCGACTTCTAGATCAGAAAACCATTCGCGACCGTAAGTCCACCCTTCGCCCTTCTGCCCATTGAATGACTTGATGACTTCGTGCTTTTTACCGAGCAAATCGATGGCAATGAACCACAAGCCGTCGCGACCAGCTTCATTTGGTGCTGCCGTCCACTCCAGCTTCTTCACACTCACCCATTGCGGTAGGCGAGGCAATGCGGCGGTGAGGATAAGCTCCACAGCAGGGGCGGGCACGAGCCATCGACTTTCCCTAAGCGCCATTGCTACAGCATTCTTGACTTCTTCCGGTACTGTGGTCATGGCTGGACCTCCAATCTGCTTCGGATAATTGAGAGTTCGCGAGCGTATTCACGGCACTTGGCCCATAGGTGCGCTAGGTGAGCATCGCGGGATGTTTCGAAGAGTGGACCGCGCTGGATACTGTCGGTCCATTTTTCATCGTCACGAGAGAACTCCCATGCCTTCCAGGTGCGTCCCTCTGCTTTCCTGATGAAGACGTGATCCACGGTCCATCCGTGGAAGCACCAATATTCACCCGGTACAGGCTCGCCAGTGAGGCGGTCGTATGGCCCCCACTCAAACGGCACGGGTGTCGGGTCCGGCTCACTCGGCCATGACAAGGCTGAGCGTTCCAGTTCCTTTTCGATGCTGTCTTTTGCCCACTGTGGGATTTTGGCTTCGCGCCAGTTGCGTTCGGTCATGCTCGCGCACCTTCGCTAACAGGGCGACCGAATATGTCGCGCTTACGGGGAGGGAGGGGCTTGGAAAGGGCTTTGGAAGGTTTAGCTGCCTTGGCAAAACCAGCCGACTTGATCGCACCCTTGGGCCGGACAATGCCTTTTGCCTTATCGCTCTGGCGCTTTGTCTTGGCGGCGCGTGGTGTATCGAGATTTGCTGTTTTCCAGCGGTGACAGCGTAGGCACACAGCCTTACAATTCTCAATGCTGTTATCACCACCGTTAGACGCGGCAAGTTCATGGTCAAACTCAACGCCATTGCTAAGCGGGATCGAGCAACGCTGCCCTTCTTCCAAGCCATAGAGCGGGCCGGATGCCTCGCAGCGCATCTGCGAACGTTCGAGAGCCTGCCTCTTGGTGTTTTTGCTAAACTCCTTACGCATGGCTTGCCTCCGAAAAGTCAGAGAGTGAAAGCACGATATCGAGATGCAGGGCGCATTCACGATCAAAGGGGCCGCGAACTTCCTGTTCAAGCTGCTTAGTCTTTTCAGCTTTCACAGTGTCATATGGACGGCTGCGGTAATGTGCAGAAATAAGAAGGGGCTTGCTCATGCTGCTTGCTCCTGTAGGAAGCCTTGGCGGCGTGTGTCGTAAAGGGTGATCCCGTGATCCGCACACCAAGCGAGCGCGTATTCGATCAGCGACGATGCGCGGGCGACCGACATGCGGGCAGTGCTTTCACGGATATTGATGAATTCGCCTTCGAGGCCGGGAACAATCTCGACCTTCTGATTGGTGGCGACGGCATGCCCAGATACCAGAAGGACTTTCCATTCTTCCGGCTTGCGAGCTTTGCCAGCCCACTCGAAACCAGACTTGGCAATGTCTGTGCAGATCGCATGAAACATCGCATTCTGGTCAACGCTACGCGTAGGCGGCGCAAACGTGGCCGTGAAGCCGTCAGGTGTGGCGAAGAGAGCCTGAACCGCATTCTGTCGTATGCGTGGGTTGACGAGTATGAAGCACTGCTTTTCCATGGAGCGCCTCAAAATGGAATTTCGTCGTCAAGGTCGCGACTAAAGCCGCCCGACTGGTCGCCATACGACTGCCGTTCTTCCTGACGCTGACTGGATTGGTTGGAGCGCTCTCCTTGTGCGTCTAGCATCTGCAACTCGCCGCGGAACTTCTGCAGAACGACCTCCGTCGAATAACGGTCATTGCCGTTCTGATCCTGCCACTTGCGGGTCTGGAGTGCGCCTTCGATGTAAACCTTGGCGCCTTTTTTCAGATATTGTTCCGCTACCTTGGCTAGGTTTTCGTTGAAAATGACGACGCTATGGAACTCGGATTTCTCTTTGCGTTCACCTGATTGTTTGTCGCGCCAAGTCTCGCTCGTAGCGATGCGCATACTGACCACCGGCTCACCGCTATTCATCCGTCGAATGTCAGGATCGGCAGTGAGACGCCCAACGAGGATGACTTTATTGACCGTTCCCGACATAGCTTCGTCCTTCCTTGATGGCTGTTACTGTGGCGTAGTTGACGTTCATGGTTTCGGAGACGACGCGAGGGCGAACGCCCGCCGCTAGTCGGCGGCGAATTTCCTGAACCTGAGCTTCTTTGAGGTGCTTTCGATTGCCGCCTGCGCCACGACCTTTGAGCTTCATGTCGTTCATGTTTTCGGCGCGAGTGCCAAGAAATAGGTGATCTGGGTTTACGCAGGAGCGATTATCGCAGGTGTGGCAAACATCCATTCCATCAGGAATAGGGGCGACGAAAATCTCATATGCGCGCCGATGTGCTGGCCCTTGTGATGTGTGACCGTAACCATTTCCCTTACCGGCCCCGGTCCACTCCCAACACCGTTCCGGGTCCATGCCGTGCGTGTTCGCCTTTTGAAGGAAGGCCGTCACCTTATTGACTGATCCAGCCATTATGCGGCCTCCTTCTGTGCTGCGAATTTCTTGAGGTGGCCGAGCCACGCGGCCTTGAATGTCTGGAAGTCAGCATCAGAAAGGGCGTTGATTTCGCCTTCCTGCTTGGCTTTCCATTCAACGGACGCGGCATGCGTTTCTTGCCGAGCAAGATTGGAGAGCAATGCTTCCAGAGTTTGGGATGGCTCCTTTTTGCTGATAGGTTCGGGCTGCTTATGTCCGCGAACCAATGACCATGGGTCTTGCGTCCAGCGCTTCCACTGCTTCTTTCCGTTGTATTCCGTGCTCTCGCAGGGGACCCAAACGGCGTCTAAACTGTAGAGATAGCGACCGATGCCCCACTTGACGGCAGCGCGCTTGAAAGCGTCGGAGAGGCTACCCTTTTCGGCTTCTACGGCGGTGTCGCCAGCGCCATCAGCCTTAGTTACCCACTCTCCAGCAATGCGCAGGGAAAGGTAACAGATCGTCTTGGCACCATGGACCTCATAGCGATCCTGCCAATTCTCAGGGCCAACCACTTCGTCAAGTCGGTCCTGAACATCGCGACTGTCGATATAGGCGAGGGCCAGCGCCTTGGACCCGTCCTTGGTTACAGTCTGGGCGCGCCAGCTAATGGCATTACGCGGAAACTCGGCGGCAAGGTTTTTGAAGGTGTCAGACATTATGCTGCCTTCCTCATATCGCTAATTGCGTCTTGAAGTTCTTCAGGGACGTCGAATGACCCGCCGTCTGAAAGGCGAGGATTAAGCAGCCAATCGAGATATGTGGCCGGGAGCTCGCTGATATGCTTTCCGGCGTGCTTCCCGAATGTGACATACCCTTGCGCGGCAAGACTTTCGGTTCCTGGCCCTACGAGTGCTTTAAGCCGACCGTCAAAAACTGCTTCATATGCATCTCGTGTCTCGTCGTCCCAGTAGAAGCTCTCCACATTCAGCGGCAGGGAGCGCAGAAGCGTTGTTCCGTCCTCGCACTTGGAGAGCGCCGTTTCGAGCGCCATGGCAGATCGGCGCATCAGATTTAGAACTGGATCATTGGGTTCTACGGAGAAGCACGCGAATTTCTTGGCGGTTACATAAACGAGTGTTACCGGTTCATTGCGAGCCGTGGCATAGAGAGCCGCCTGCCATCGATGAGACAACGAAGCGCTATCAATTGATGATGGGCATCGCGTCGTGGTCTTTAATTCGATGATCGATTTGTCTTCGAAAAGGAAGTCGATCTTGCCGTAAACTGGCACTGACACGTCATCAATGAAGTGCTCGACACCAAACTGCGAAGCCATGACGTTCGATGATCTATCCGAGCAAGCCAATACAGCCTGTTCAACCATTTCCGGAACGTCTTCGACTGCCTTTTCTGCTTCCTCGGAAACTTCGCCAGCCGCACGCTGCCAGAACGTATCTACGGCGAGCATCTTTGCATTGGCCAAAGCGTCTTCACGGGTTTTGTTGTAGAGCCAGAACTGTAATCCTGCTTCGACAGCATCACCGCGCCACATGTTCGGAGTTGCTTTGCCCTTCACACCAAATACGCGGCGCAAGATAAGGGTGGCAGGAGCGCTGTCCCACTGCGAAATCATTGTCGGGGAGATAGACCGGATATTAAAGCGCTCGAAGGGGTTCATGCTGCAGTCCTTTCCTTCTTGGCGATACGCAGATTGTTCCAAGCCTTGTCCCGTTCTTCCCAGTAGTAAGCCCACCATTTGCGAGCGAGGTCAGGACAACGGGACGCCTCTTCATCGATGGCGACAGAGCGGCAGTAGTTCGCCGTGTTCCGGCTCTTTCTCGCTGCTGTGAGATAGATTTCAGCGCGGGGCGTCATGCTGCGACCTCACGATATTCAATGGCCTCAAGTGGGCGGATTTCGTTGAAGATGATGCGAAGCTGATCGCGGAGTTCGCGAGGAAGATCGCGCTTCATCAGCTGTTCGAGCGCTTCCATTTTTTCATCGTTGGTGGTGTCGAGGCTTGTCGCCGTCTGAAACCACTTCACGCCTTCCATGGTTAGGTGATCAGACATCGACTTCATTCCTTGCGATATCCGCCATTCTTTCGAGGTGGCAGAGCATGAGAAATGCTGCCGCAACACTGGCAATGGCGACGGTGAAAAGGATTGCTACGAAGGTGTAGAGGGTCATCAGACTGCCTCCCCGCGGGCTTTGGCGAGGGCATCACGTGCGTTGATGACTTCCTCTTCTGCTTCCGGGTCCCAGAAGTCAGCATCTCCGCTACGAACAAGACTGACGTATCTGTTGATCAATGCTGTTAGCGCGTAATAAAGCTCCGGTGCCGCAGCTATTAGGTGTGCATTGGCCTTTGCTTCTGCTTCAGTAAGCGGGGCAACATCGTTCCACAGTTCGCCGCAAATCCATGTATTCTCAGCAATAACGCAAAGGGTCCCACGAACGTCGCTAACATGATGTTCCCACGGTCCTGGCGTAAACTTTGTCTCAGCCATAACCATTACCTCCACCGGCTGTCAGAGCCGATAAAACGGGCCTGTTCGTCTGTGATGAAAACCGGCCCGCGATCTTCGATGGAAATGGCGCGATAAGCGTCTTGAAGCGCGAAACCAAACTGCTTGGCATTGAATGTCGTATTGCGCTTGATCCAGCGTTCGAATTGCTCCGGCGTAGCCTCGGCGCGGTACAGTTCAATGTCCTTTAGTTCTGCCGCCTGTTTTGCGTGGTACATCGACCATGCAAGCTGCATGACGCGCTTTTGGCGGGTGAATTCACGTACCGGCTTTGGTGCCTTTACGGTCAGGCCGCTAAGCATCCTTGCAAGGTCTGTGTAGGTTGTCTGGATTGAGGGGTGCATTGGTGTCTCCCAACTCATTTGTTAGTTGGAATTTAAATCCAGATAATCTGGATGTCAACACCTAATTGGATTTATTTTCCAGAACGCAAATACGACTCGACTCATTGGGTCCGTTCTGGCTGAATGAGAACAGAAAGAGAACAAAACGGAGAGGTGAAAGGTTATGGGGTGGGCGCTTAGGCAGCAGGAGTACCAATCGTTCACGCTGCACATTCGCTGCGAGAACTGCATGAGAGATGTAAGGCGGGGGCTTACGGTGCCAGTTTGCGCCGACATGCCAAGTGATGCCGAAGAGCTTCTGGAAAGTGCGCTATTGGGCGATATGTCGTTTCGCTGCGTGCACTGTCAGGGGGTAATCGGTCGCCTTTTTGATATCAGCGTAGGAGAAGTGTTATGACGCGTGAAGTTTTGGAATACATCATCGTTCCACCATATGAGCGTGCATCCGAGGTGGCAGCATCAGCCGAGCGCTTGAAAGATCACCTTTCGCGCAAATTCCCCGGATATAGCTTCAAGGTTTCCGGCTTTGTGCCTGTGGGAGATGAGGACGAATTCTGCGTCGTGCCTGTTATGAACTATCTCAGCCCGGAAGGCCGGTCGCTAATGTGCGAACAGCCTAGCCGGTGGTTTATGGCAGATATTGCCCAGGCGTGTAAGGATTTCGATTTTACCGGAAAGAAGCATGCAGCATAAAAAAAGGGGCCGTCTGGCCCCTTTTTATCACGCCGCTACGTGCCAACATTCTTCCATTCGATGGCGAAGGATATGGTCTCGTTCAGCGGCAGGCTTACTTATGACGACATTTGCCTCTTCGAAGACAAACGCTTCAATCGCTACAATCTGGTCGATCTTTCCTCGCAGAAACATCCATTTCGATACATCTGTCCAATTCCATAGTGGGCTTTCCGATGTCACCCTTGCTATAGGTGCTGGAAAATCCTGACCACGTAAGCCCTTGGCGTACAGACTTATTGCAGCTCGTGTGCAATCAGAGCGGGCCGCAATGTCTGATAAACTGACCAATGGATCAGGCTCTACACGTACGATCTTGGCACCAGCTTTTTCAACGTCAGCCTGAGCGGACGAAATCGCCGCTATAAGGTCTTTAGCTTCGCGAGCGAAATCGATTATGATGTGGCCCTTCTGAAAGGAAACCAAGGCATCATCGCAGCCAGCATCGTAAAAACGGTTTTCAAAGTCGTCTGCCTGCGGGTCAAGACCAGTGGCAACGATACTGAATTCAAACGTCTTCATCGCTTTGCTCCTTTGTGTGAGGGCATCGATCAATAGCGCGCACAATCTGACGAGCGTGGTTCCCCGCATTTTTCGGAGTACCGTTCACGCCAACTTGGCAACCATCTCTATCTGCATGCGCGCAATATAATCGGCCCCAATGACCTTGCTTACGCCATGTCCACCCCAGACCTTCAGCGTAAGCAACTGCGTCCTCCACTTCCTTGTTGGTGTGTCTAGGACGCGTTGTCATTTTCACAACCATATCTAATTTTTCCGTTAACAGTTGTCAACAGATTTCCCCCGTTTCCCGAATATGTGATTAATGTTTCATTTTGTTCATATTAACGTTTCTTCAGAAATCATAGTCGTTCACTACGCGGCGAAGAAGTGCAATGACCTTCACTTCTTCGCCGTTATCTGCGTCGAAATCGCGGGGTACGATGATTGGTTTATGCTTTGGATTGGTCGAGCGTGGCGCGAAAACTGTCCGATCCTCATAAAGTTCGATCTGCTTGATCGACCATTCACGGAAGTGTCCGCCGTCACGCTGGCGCTGTACGACAACCACCATGCCGTCACGAAGCTTCACTTCAGATGCAATATCGGCATATGCCACGCAAACGGCTCGATCTCCCGGCAGGATAGGCCGAGGGTCTAGATTGTTCATTGAATCTCCGGCAACCACGAAAGCCATTTGTCTTGCGTTGGGGTACTTGGTGTCAGGCGGCAGATAGATTTCTTCTGGCTCACCTTGGTCGAATTCATCAACCTCGCGAAAAGCCCCGGCTTCAACAGTTCCGGCTGTTCGTACCGGCACCATCCGTCCGCCGATCCGGCTCAATTCCGCTTCGGTATGCTCGATACCATCCCGAAGCCATAGCACGCTCCGTTCAACGGTATCAGCCAGTTTTTCAAGGATATTGCCGCGAGGATTGTCGATATCCCCACGCAGGTATTTATTGATGCTGTCGTAATTGATGCCTGACCGGCGCGAAAGCTCCGCCTTCGACCATCCAAGTTCATCAATACGTTGCTGTAATCGTTCCCACCACTTCATGTTGCACAGCATAAACTAGGAAATAAAATCCGAATTGGAATTTTCTGGCCTTGTAATTGGATTTAAAATCCAGTAATTGTATTGCATGGCTACAAAACATTCCGTCACACAGATCATAGAATTGGCCGGTGGTGCTGCAGTGATCGCAGATGCGAGCAGGGGCAGGATCAAAAAGGATGCCGTATACAAGTGGCCCAACATCGGGATCCCGGATCGGCATTGGCCCATCATCATTAAGCTTGCGGAAGTTTCGCCGGACGATTTGTTTTTGGCCAATTGCAAGGCTCGAAAGGTCGCATCTCCCAAGCGCCCGCGCAAAGAGGTGAGGGCGTCGTTATGAGCAATGCAATCGTCCATGCCATCGCTGTCGCTGAACTCCGATCGATTGTCGAAGGCGTAGAGAGCATTGAAAGCGATATACGCGATCTGAACGCTGATAAGGCGCAGCTCTACAAAGATGCTGACGCCAAGGGTTATGACAAAAAGATCATCAAGAAGGTTGTAGCAGCGCGCCGGATGGAAACGGCAGCGCGCGAGGAGCAAGACGCTCTTTTCCAGACCTATTGGGATGCCCTTCATGGTGCCTCTCTCGTGCATGCACGCGCACACGTAGAAAAGATTGAACAATTTTCTCATTCGTCTGTCACCCCGTCCCCCTCCCAAGCGGTAGACGAAGAAAGCCGAGACGCTGCACTCCCTAGCGTCTCGGCTCCCTCTTATGGACAGGACTAAGCGGCGATGAGGAACTGCCTGTCCAATTCAAATCTTAGAACCTGCGGGGCGCGTAATGCGCGCTCTTTCAAGTTCAGCATGTTCTCCCGCAGTAGCAGGCGCAGCATGCTGGCGCGTGACTTCAACGCCCGTCTGACCGAACACTGCGGGGTCACGTCTCTTTGCGTCTGCAATCTCTTTTTGTCGGGCTATCGCGGCCTTTCGTGCTTTGCCGAGCACTCTAGCGACCGCATCCCCGATCATTTCCAAGCTCCAACTCCGTTGCTGTTTCTGGGCTGCTTCCATGTCCAGAAACCTAGCAGCGGAGTCACCCATGAATACGGATCGTTCGTCCGCGAACGTGGATTTTTCAGCCAAGGAGAAACAGCCCATGTCTGACGTGGATATGGCCGCATCTCTGCTTGACGATGTGATAGGCGCTCGCGGCATTCGCGAACCCGTCAAGTCGATGCTTGAGCGGGCTTATGCGCTTCTGAGCAAGCGTAACAATGCGTGGACCAGACGGCGTGTCAGAGCCGTTTTCAACAAAGAAGCAAGCCGGATCGAATACCGCGAGATTGAAGATATGCGGGCGATCCTCGAAGCGAGGGAACAACATGCCGCTTACCGCGAAGAAACCGCCCGTCTTGCTCAGATGGCTATCCTTCGAACGCCGGAACGCGATTGCCATATGGCTCCGTGACAAGGCCGCTTGGTTGGCTGAATGGATTTGCCCTGAGCTAAAGGATGGCGAGCAATGATCGAGCTTCGTTCAATACTCATAGCCTTGGCCTGCGCGCTTCTCCCACTGCTGGTTGCGTTCGCTTATGCGAAGTGGGTGGCGTGATGAGACGAGCCGCTAAGCGAGATATAGCAGAGCCAGCAATTGTTGACGCCCTTAAGCGCGTCGGCTTCAGCGTTTTGCGCATGGATCAGCCAGTGGACCTGCTGACAGGATACCGCGGCGTGACATACCTCGTTGAGGTAAAAAGCGGTTCCAAGGGCTATGCGAAGGCCCTGAACGAAAACCAGAAGACTTTTGCTGACCAGTGGAACGGCTCGCCAGTCTTCATTCTCCGTAGTGCAGATGACGCTATCGCATGGGCGCAGTCCGTTGCAGCCAATGACGATCTGGGCGACTGGCAGCATGTCGGAGACGTAACGCAAGGCATTATCGAACGGTTGAGGGCAAAGTTATGAACGCCACTCCCGACAAGAATTCATTCGTGATTGAGATTGAGCAGGAAGTGCTTGGAACCCTTCTTATGGGAACCGACTTCCGCCGCGTTTCCACAATCCTTGAGCCTTTCCATTTCCTTGAGCCAGTGCATGCAGAGATATTCACGGCCATCAGCACAGCCCATGAGCGCATGAACTCAACCAAGCCAGCGGTAGTGATCAAGCTGATCCCGCAGGCAATTCAAGATCAGTACCAAGCCGCTGTCGGAGAAAACCTTATCACCTATTTGGCGCGTCTTGCCGTCAGTGCTGTGCTTGGTGGTGCAGCATTTGAGAACACAGCAAAGCGCGTCGTAGACCAGTGGGCCAAGGCACAGATTGCCAAGGAAGCCGCCATGTTGGCAGAAGCCGCAGGCGATCCGGCTTCCAGCCCTGTCGAACTGATCAAAACGTTTGGCATGGTTTCGGATGATATTCTCGCCCATGTTCGTCGTGGTCCGCGCCGCAAGTCCCAGCTCTCCCTCAAGGACGCAGCGGACAATGCGTTTGCCGCAGCCAAGGAAGCACAGGAGCGAGGCAGTGGCCTTACTGGCCTGACATGGGGCCTTCGTGACGTAAACAGCAAGACGGGAGGCATCCACAAGCGTGATCTGACGCTTATCGGCGGTCGCCCTTCAATGGGCAAGACAACGGTAGGCCTGTCAACTTGCCTTAAGGTTGCCAGCGCTGGCCATGGCGTCGGGTTTATCTCTCTTGAAATGGATGCAGACAAGCTCGCAGCTCGTGCTGTGACAGATATCGCGTTCAACTGGAATATCCGCGTTCCCTATCAGAACGTCATCACCGGGCGCGCCACGATGGAAGAACTTGAACAGCTTCAGGCCGCTTCCAAGCGCTTCGAGGATTTGCCGCTTCTCATTGAGGAACAGTCAGGCCTCTCCATCACAGACATTCGCATCAAGCTTGAAACTATGATGCAGAAGATGGAGCAGGTGGGCAATCCGCTCGAAATGCTCATGATCGACCATCTGGGCCTTATTCGTGCATCAAATCGCTATTCCGGCAACCGCACGAATGAAATTGCTGAAATGACTTCGGCTCTGAAGTCGATGGCTCGTGAATACGGGATTGCAGTTGTTCTCCTGTCACAGCTCAACCGTGGGCTGGAAACGCAGGCAGACAAGCGCCCGCAGCTTTCCTCATTGCGAGACAGTGGCGCTATCGAGCAGGACGCGGACACGATCATCTTCCTATACCGTGAGGCTTATTATCTCCTCCGCGAAAAGTCAGACGATCCAAGCAAGCAGGCAGAAATCGCCGCCAAGCTGATCGACTGCGAAAACGTCCTGGAATTTGCCATCGCCAAGCAACGTAACGGCCCGGTCACCTCGATTGACCTGTTTGTGGATGTTGCTTCGTCAGCGGTGCGCGATTTGGAAAGGCTTCATTGATGAGCGTTCAAGCTATTTCATGGGCTGTGACATTTGACGCGGAAAATGCCACGGAAAAGGCTGTTCTGCTGATACTCGCCAACTATGCGGATGGAAACGGCGTTTGTTTCCCCGGTCAGCAAAGCATTGCCAAGCAATCGGCATGTTCTGATCGCTCTGTTCGCAGGGTTCTTGATAGCCTTGAGGAACGCGGGATCATCCGCCGCATTATGCGCCGCAGAGGTGATGGAACTCGTACCAGTGACCGCATTATTCTCGTAGCTTTTCAACAAGTGGCCAATTTGGCCGCTTGCGAAGAGCAAGAGGACAATCTGTCAACATCAACCGGACATCCTGTCAAAACCAACCGGACATCCTGTCCTAATCAACCGGACACTGTGTCCAGGCTCACTACGTTTGAACCGTCAGGGAACCATCAGCAGCAGCGCGCGGACGCAGGCAAGCCAGCCGATGACCTTTCTATTCTCCAAAGCAAACTGACCGCATCAGCCGGAGACAAGATACAGCCTCATGGCGTGTTTGATCTCAGCGCAATCATTGGCCTGATCTCAGCTGGCGTGGATGTGGAGACCGATATCCTGCCAACCATCAGGGCCAGAGCCGCAACGATGCAGCGCCCCGCCAAGGGATGGAACTATTTCACCGACGCCATCAAGGACGCTCATAACCGCCGCATCAAGGCAGGCGAGGGCCTTGCCAAACCGGCGCGCATCATAACCCCAGACACTGAGTTGGCTCCAGAAACTCTCGAAGCCGAATGGGAAAAGCGTCTCAGGTACGCCCGCAGAAATTCAAACTGGATTTCAGCGGTATGGGGTCCAATGCCAGGAGATGATGGGTGCCGTGTTCCAAGCAATCTACTTCAACCAACCGACGGAAAAGACCGCTACGGCGTCCGTTGGGATGACCAGTCAAAGAGGGCCGCGTAATGGATCATTCAAATCTTGGACATGAGTTTGAACACCCGCTCGGCGTGTTCCGTGGAATGAACCCAGCATTCGTTCATAAGGTCTGGGCCAAGCGTCGTGCTGAAGAGAAACGCAAGCGTGAGCAGGAAGAACGCGCTCAACTCAAGGAAAAACGCAAGCAGGAAGCCCGCGAACGCGCCGAACGTGCTGCGCGGATGCTTGAAGCCGCACGAAAGAAAGAGCTGGAAAAGGTCAGATCAGCAAATCGTCCTTTGGTTGCGGATATCATCGCGGCAGTTGCCAGCGATTTCGGCGTATCGGCCAAGGACGTAATGAGCAGGGACCGCCGTTACACCGTGGTCAAGGCCCGACATGCGGCAATGGCGGAAGTGGCAAAGCTCCGGCTCGATCTGTCGACAGTGAAAATTGGCGAACTGTTCGGTGGTCGTGACCATTCCACCGTTGTCCATGCCATTCAGAAATTCGGGATCAACCGTGAAGCGCTCAAGAGCGCTCACAAACAAGCGGCATAGGAGAGGGCGATATGGCGACGTTTCTGATGGCAGTAGGCGCTTTAACAGTTGCTGCATTAGGCACCCTGACCGCGCTTGTCGCCGGGTATTTGATCTTTGATGCAGTAAATTGCGCTCGGTTCATCTGGCGATTGAGAATAGCCGCCATCGAAGCAAAACACAGGCTTGGTAGCTGGCACCTTTTCAAAGCGTGGTTTCGTTATTGGATCGGCGCTGACAGGCGCCCAGATTATCTAGTCATCATTGAAACCAACAAAGAAATTTATTGGCCGGGCAAAGAAGGCTCGCGCACATATCCAGCATAACCCCAGTCAGCGAGGAACGGACATGGCGAGGACGAAGGCGGCGAAACTTCAAGCCAAGCGATCAAGAGGAAGGCCAAAGAAGGATGTTTCCCTCCGTGAACCCAATGGCAGGGCATCAAGAATGAAAGAAGACCCGGCCAAAGTGGCGATGGAGGCAAGGATGAGACATTACGGCGTACCAGCAGACATGGCCCGCGATCCGCGCACAGGCTCATACCTTGGCCGTCTGGCAATGGCTGGTCGAGGCGAGGGCATCAGTCAGGACCAGTATGAGGCAGCAACCCGCTACATCGATCTGTATAACTCGTATCAGAAGGCAATCGGATCACCTGGGGCGTATTACGAACAGATTGGGGGCGTCAATGCTTCTGATCCTGATGCCTATGCCGATTGGTGTATTCGAGTAAAGCAGGCGTATAAATCAGCACACGACGCCATCCATGAAGCGCAGGCAGAGGAACGATCAGAGAACCTCTGGGCGGGCCTTCAATACGTGGTAATCCAGGACCAAGAGTTTCCGCACCTGCTTTCTTCCACAAGACTTGTGTGTAACGCCCTGCATAGGCACTTCATTCTTGACAAAAAAAGCAAATCACTGAATAAATGACATCAGATTTTAGGGTGCCGAGTTGCATCCAAAGAGATACAGCGGCTTTCGGGCCGCTTTTTGATTCTGAGGCAATGCCTCAACGGAATGTGCGAGACGCGGTGAATGCCAGGGCCGTCCTCCCCACAAGGGTGTAGAGTTACCGAGAGATTTGGCGCTCGGCGCACACCAAATGCGATCTAGGTGCTATGGGTTGGCGGGTGTCTCACCGAAACCAACGTGTTAAATGCCCGTCCTTCTGAGGGTGAGACTACCATTAGGGGATCGCAGCCTATACCGCACATGGTGATCGGCGCTGTTCCGGGATAGCAGCAGGCCGTCCGAACCGATCACAGACAAGTGGCCCGGCTATGTGCGGGAACTAATCAGAACGGCGGCGCTGAAAGCAGAAGCGCTCTTCGCGGCAGTTTGCACGATAGCCAGACCGGTTAGGCCGCTGGATAGCCGGGGTAGCGTCCGGCCCGTTCTGATCTAATTCGGTGCCAGTCACATCGTCACCTGATGACATAGGGCAGGATGGTTAAATGCGGGGCATGCGCCAAGCCGAAAGAGTTTGTCCGTAGGCCACCGAGTATCAGAGGTCGCCCAGATGAAACGATGTATTCACTTCGTCGGGTTCTGTGGTGAGGAATACTGGACAGCGGTAAAAGCCTTCGGGCCACCACACTTCATTCATCGCGGATGGGACTTGAGGGCGCGCCGAGAAATAGCTGATGGTGATCTGGTTGTCTTCGCAAGAGGCCCGCACGATCAAGCGCCGCGTACCAAGTCATTTGATGATATTCGCGAGTAATTCAGCCGTCGCCTTCGGGTGGCGGCTTTTTCAATTCCGCATCGTGCGGATAGGCGGCTGAGGTCGTCGCTTCACAAACGAAAGGAAATGACCATGAGCGATCTTACCAAGATCGAATACCGAGTTGTGCCTGTCACCCGCTATATCGTGACGCGTTATCATGAGGAAGGGCGAGGCGCAGGGTGCGAACATCGTGGAGAGTTCGATAACCAGCAAACCGCTTACGATGTTGGCTATGCGCTTGCCAAGGCGGAACATGATCAACTTGGCTGGCCTGTCGGTGACGAGCGGATCACCTATCCAGAGTTTCAGCCCGCTTAATCGCGGGCTTTTTCATTGGAGAGAGCACCCGTGCCCAAGCCCTCCAAGAAAGAGCTTAAGGCTCTTAACGACATAGCGAACAAATCCACGATCAAGTTCTGGCGCACTCGCAACATGATTATGCTTGAGGCGGTCATATCTGCGTTCATGGATACGGACAGCCCGGAAGAAGTGGCGACGATCCTGAGAGCGCAGGCGAAGATATTGGAAGAGCACAGATGATCGAGGCAATCATATTCGGTAGTGCTATGCTTGGTTTCTTTGCCGGATGGTGGGTGGCTTACATTATCGGCGTCTGGAACATGCACAGCGGCAGCTATACACGCGATCCGGAACCGTGGGCGAAGAAATGACCGCCAAGCCCGTCTGGTTAGATCGTGGCTGGCAACCGGTGTCTGTTGCCTTTGTCCCATCGCAACAAGCATGGGAACTTCTTCAAAAGAAATACGGGCTTGATGAAAGCTGGCCAGAGGCTGCAAATCACGGTGGCTACACAGTTCGATATACCAACCCGGAAGATGGTCAGTCGTTTATCGTCGTTGCCTTATTCAAGGCGGCTGAACGGGATGCGTCAGAAGTCATCTTCACGCTTGTTCATGAAGCGGTTCACGTCTGGCAGTTCATTTGTCAGGTGGTTGGCGAGAAACACGCCGGTATCGAAATGGAAGCATACGGGATTGAGCATTTCAGCCGTGAGCTTGTCGAAGCCTATCGCGCAACAATGGGTAAAGGGAAGGTATGGGCATGACCGCCAAGCTTCTCGCTCTCTCTGCCTTCATCCTCCTAGCCTCTTGTGCACCAATATCACTGCAACACACAGCAGTGGCTTACGGATAGCAGGTGTAAGTGATGGGTACAGTTCCGTTTTTCATTTCCCAAACGTTGTATGACCAGGCTAAAGCGCTCGGAATGAACATGACTGGGTATGTCGTGGTGAAGCCGCTTCCGAAGATCAAGGGTAGCTTCTGGAAGACAGTCTACACCCCGCATGCACCATCTCATTTCTTCGATAGCTTTGGTTGTCGGATTGAAAGAAAGCCTCCCGCCCAATCTTTCTCACTGCGCCCCGGCGCTATTAACTGGCTAGGGAATGGCGTTAACCGCCAAACCCTTTAATGAACGGCATGCTATCGCCAGCATCTCTAATTGCATGCTGAAGGGCTGATTTTCGAATGTCAGCATCATCTTCGTGTCGCATGACTTGAAGGCTGGATCCTGAAATGCGGTAACGTCCGCAATCGTCACAGATAATTTCAGCAAAATCACCCATGCGAGGAAGTGCTTCGCGGGCATTCTGTCTGCACACAGGACAGCTGTCGTTACTCCAATCCATATTCATCTCCCAAGCCTGTTGATTACGAGGCTGATGTTAATTCGTTCAATCATAAGGATCAAACGAAATGGCAACCACAACCATTCACGGAAAGCGTCTAGCACTCGGTGCCCCCGGTGAACTTCTAGTAGACGGTCAGCCACTCGAAGCAGGCACAAAAGCGGAAATTGCCGCTCTTACTTCTCTGACGGGTACGGTAGGCACCGCAAACGATGCGATGACGGCTGTTGCCGCCGCCACGGCTGCAAGTACTGATACGTCCGCTGCATCGCTCGCTTCCGTGAATACGGCAGTAACAGCGATCAACAACAACCTTGCTGATCTGCAGGCCAAGGTGAATGCAATCATCGCAGCGCTCAAGGCTTAACGGCCTGATAGTGAACAAGAGGCAATCGGTATGAGTGAGCGCGATCCCGGCACAGGTCGTTTCCTTCCGGGTAACAGATTGTGGGAAGCGCGTTCTTCACATGGTCGCAATCCCAAGTTCAGTAATCCTGACGATCTATGGGATGCATGCTGCCAGTATTTCGAATGGGTGGATAGCAACCCGCTATTCGAAGACAAGATAACATCGTTTCAAGGCATCAATAAGCATGAGCCGGTTGCAAAACTCCGTGCAATGACCTTGCAAGGGCTTTGCCTGTTTATTGATGTAACGATGAAGCAATGGATCGAATGGCGTAAAGACCGCGCCGATTTAAGTGATGTCATCACGCGAGCCGAAGCAGTCATCTACCAGCAGAAGTTTTCCGGTGCCGCTGCTGATCTTCTCAATGCCAATATCATTGCTCGCGATCTCGGCCTTGCTGACAAGAGTGAGCTGACCGGCAAGGATGGCGGGCCAATCGAAACGAAGGACGCAGACGGATACGATCTTGCCCGGCGCATCGCATTCGCACTGAGCGGAAAGAATGACAAATCTGCTGGATGACATCTTGCAGCGCTTTGAAGCGCTTCCGCAGGATGTACAGGACCAGATCAAAAAGGATGCACTAACGGCCACGAATGGCCGTTTTTTTATACCCAATCCGGGGCCGCAGATTGATGCGCTCCATTCCGAAGCCGATGAATTGTTTTTCGGCGGGTCAGCAGGTGGCGGCAAGTCCTCCTTTTTGTGCGGGACGGCTGTAGACGATCATCAGCGTTCGATTATCTTCCGTCGCGAATATCCGCAGATCAAAGGCCTTGAGGATGAAGTCTCAAAACTGATCGGCGGG